GGATAGGAGCTGTGAAGCCATACTTTTGGTGGTGAAGAGGAGATATGAAGCTACCAACGTGGTGGTGAAGAGGAGATAAAACCTCACAAACAAATACAAATTTCTCTCTATAAAAACCTTGAGCGCAAAGAAGCCAGCAGATCGGAGACAACGCAGGGCCACCAAGGATCTTGGCGTCCTGCCTCAGATTCAGGTTGACCCGGTCTCGTATCCCGCAGCTCCCGCCCACCTCTCGGAACGCTGGCAGTACGCTTGGCTGACTTTCTGGGAATCTCCGTTCGGTTCGCTCGTGCAGCCCGCGCAGATGCCACCGCTTGAGCGCCTGTTCTCTATGTACGACGAGCGTGACCGTATGGACTCTGAGCTGCGAATGAACCCCATGATGATCGGACACAAGGGTCAGGCGATCCTCAATCCTCTCTACCGGCAGAGGTCAGCAATGGACGCTGAGATCCGCCAACTGGAGGATCGGTTCGGTCTGCACCCGAAAGCAGGGTTGACGCTCGGTATTGTCTACGGTGAAGCAGCACGCAGTCTGGAGGAACTCAATGCAAGGATCGCCAATGCCGCCAACGCAGAAGCCGAGACGGAGGAAGACCCGCGCCGTCTCGCAGACAGCGACGACCAAGCCCAAGCCTAAGACCCCCAAGTACGCTTCGCCGATCCCGCTACCCCCTCCCCCTTCGTGGGGCGGGGTCATCTGCCGGTGGATTGAGACGAACCTGGTCCATGGTGAGGGCGACAAGTTTGGTGAGCCGTTCAGGCTTGAGCCATGGCAGCGCGCCTTCATCTGGCGGCTCTACGAATACGATCCGACCACCAACGCACGAATCGTCCGCCGCGCCCTCCTCGGCACGCCGAAGGGCAACGGCAAGACGGAGCTACTCGCCGCTATTGCCCTGAGCGAGCTGGCTGGACCTAAGGCCCCGCTCGCCCCGAACATCCCGATTGCAGCGGCCTCCTTTGAGCAGGCAGACCTCCTCTTCGGCACGGCACGGATCATGCTGACGCAGGGTCCACTTGCCAAGCACTTTGAGGTCTACGACACCGAGATTCTGCTGAAGGATCGCCCCGGTCGGATGTATCGAGTCGCCGCCGCAGCGGGGACGAACGACGGTGGTCGTCCGACCTGTCTGGTTGCGGATGAGCTGCACGAGTGGGTTGGCAACAAGGAGCGCGTTCACCTCGTGCTTTCCAACTCGCTCTCCAAGCGCGCCGAGGCGCTAGAGCTGAACATCTCCACCGCAGGATCGGATGAGAACACGCTGCTCGGACGGCTGCTGACCTATGCCAAGCGCGTCGCCTCCGGCGAAGTCAACGACCCCTCCTTCCTTGTCGAGTGGTGGGCGGCTGGCGAGAACCATGACCTAGAGACTGACGCTGGATGGCGTGCGGCCCTGGAGGAGGCGAACCCAAGCGCCCCGGCGTTTGTGAACATTGACAGACTGGTGGCACGAGCCACGGAGATTCCGCGCCACGAGATGATGCGCTACCACCTCAACCTCTTCGTCCAGCCACCTGACCGCTGGATCGGCGCAGAAGCATGGATGAAGCTTGCCAGCCGCGAGCGCACCATCGTCCCAGGCGAACGACTGAGCATCGGGTTTGACGGCAGCTACTCGCGTGACGCATCGGTTCTGACCGGCTGCACGATGGACGGCTTCGTCTTCCTGATCAAAGCATGGGAGAAGGATGCGGCAAACCGAGACCCAGACTGGACGGTGCCGCGCTCCGAGGTAGATGCCGAGGTGGATCGGATCATGAAGACCTACGAAGCCACGCTCTTTGCTGACCCGCCTGGATGGCAGACGGAGCTTGAGGAGTGGACGCGCCGCTATGGCACCCGCGTCGTAGTCTTCTCCACGGCGACCGTTGAGAGGATGGCGCCAGCGGTTGACCGCTTCTTCACGGCCGTTGCAACCGGCGAGGGGCTTCGCCACGACGGCAACCTGCTCTTGGCTCGCCACATCTCCAACGTTCACACGCGCCTGACGCGCTATGGTCAGGTCTTGACAAAGGCCTACAAATCTAGCCCCGACCGCATTGACGCAGCAATCTCTGCCGTGGTCGCCTTCCAGGGTGTAAAGTTCATGAACATCGAGGCAAAGCCGAAGCCGAAAGTGGAGTGGATCAATCTGTGAAATCAGCAATCCTTGAACTGGCTGGCATGTCGCTCATTCTCGTGGGCGTTGCATCGGTGTCGCTACCTATTGCCGCTATCATTTGTGGAATCGCCCTGATCGCCGCAGGCTACAGCTTAGGGAGAAGTAAGTGAGCATCTTGCGCCGAATCATCGGTGAGACCCGCGCCATCGGTGGCACCTGGATCACCGACAACCAGCCACTCGTTTCAAGTGCTGGCGTTGCCATCAACGAGCAGACGGCGCTCTCCATCGGAGCCTACTACGCGGCCGTCAAGCTCTACGCCGACACCGTGGCTTCGCTGCCGTGGGACACCTACATCCGCATTGACGGCACGCGCCGACCGTATCGTCCATCCCCAAACTGGCTAACCACGCCGCAGCCGGGGAACCCAAACTTCACTGGCTTTGACCTGAAGCACCGCATGGTCAGCAGCCTCCTGATTGATGGCAACTGCTTCGTGCTTTTCATCAAGGGACGCAATGGTGACATTGTGGAGATGCGCGTCCTTGATCCTAAGCGCGTGGAGATCCGTGAGCGCGATGGCATTCCGTACTACATCGTCACCGCTCAGGACAACGTTGCCGTTGAGTTGACAGCAGATGCCATCCTGCACATCCCTCTGTTTGCAACCGGCTCGCAGATGCGCGCACCATCTCCTGTCGAGCAGCATCGCACGACCCTTGGTCTTGCATCCGCCACGCAGCTCTACAGCGCCAAGTTCTATGAGCAGGGCGCCGCTCCTTCAGCCGTCATCAAGATCCCTGGCGAGCTGACGCAGGATCAGGCCGACTCGCTCCGCAACTCATTCAGCCGACGACACGAAGGCATTGAGAAGATGCACAAGATCGCTGTGCTAACTGGCGGCGCGGACTTCCAGCAGATGTCAATGAAGATCAGCGACATGCAACTTGTGGAGACGCTGCACTGGGGCGTGGAGTCCATCGCTCGCTTGATGGGCGTGCCGCTGCACCTCTTGCAGTATCCGGGCGGCAACACTTCGTACAACAGCGTGGAGATCGTCTCCATCGAGTGGCTGCGCCTAGGACTAGGTCCTTTGGTTGCCCGGCTAGAAGCTGGCTTGCAGCGCCTCGTTCCAGGAGCCGACCAGACGTTCATCAAGTTCACGCTTGACGGACTGCTCCGCCCGACGACCAAGGAACGCTATGACGCATATCAGGTCGCTCTGAACAACGGCATCCTTTCCCTCAATGAGATTCGCCGACTGGAAGATCGCGCAGACGTTCCAGGTGGCGACGCGCATTACAAGGCGCTCAACATTGGCGTCGTCGGTCAGGAGCCTACCGAGTGATTGAGATCTACGACATTGACGGCACGCTCACGACGAGCGGCGACATCCCGCGCCAGCCGCTGATTGATTACATCAAGAGCGACGTTCAGGATGAGGGAGTCCGCGTCTTCATCGTCAGCGCCCGACCGATCAGCCGGCTCGCTGAGACTGAGCGTTGGCTCAACGAGAACGACGTGCCATACGAGCGCATCTTCCTCAACGACTTTTCAGAGACCCCTGGGCCAGAGGTAGGACAGGCGTTCAAGGCGTACAAGTATTCCAAGATTGTGGACGAGTACGGCCTTGAGCAGATTGGCTATCTCGTTGATAACGACCCAGAGGCTCGTGACGCCGCTGAGGGTATGGGCATCAAGGCGTACACCGCAGATCAGCTTCTTGCCGAAGAGGCAGAAGAGATGGAAGAAGATCGCGCCGTCTACGAAGTCCCAGACTACATTCAGGAGGCAGCCCGAAAGGGATTGGAGTGGTACGAAGAAGGTCTTGCAGGCGACGGACTCCAGCCAGAGACAGTGCGCGATGCGCGTGAGCTTGTTGCCAATCGGGTTGATAGCGACAAGCTCGTCCGCCTCGGTGCATGGATTCGCCGACACCGTGGCGACTGGGAAGGCGTCCCGCAGAACAGCGACCGAACCGATGAACGCTTCCCAGCAGCGGGGGCCGTGGCGGGTTTCCTTTGGGGTGTGGAGACCACCGATCCCGATGGTGCTGATCGCGTACTCTCATGGGCAGACCGTCTTGTCCGCGCAGAAGAAGCAGAGAGGTACGACGTGAAAGAGAAAGAAACTCGCTCGTTGCCGATTGGTGAATACCGACTTGGCGATGCCGATGCATCCGGGCAGCGAACCTTCACCGGCTACGCCGCCATCTGGAACTCTGCGTCAGAGGGACTGCCATTCGAGGAGCGCATCGCTCCGGGCGCGTTCAAGCGCAGCCTGTCACGCGCATCTGCCGGGCAGAAGATCATCTCATTCCTGTTTGGTCATGATGAGGCGCGTGCGTTGGCAACAACGGCAAGCGGCCGCCTGACACTTACGGAAGACGAGAAGGGTCTTCGCGTTGAGGCGAAGGTTGACGAGAAGGACCCTGACGGCGCAAAGGTCATCTCCATGCTCACCCACGAATCAAGGGCCGCTGGCATGAGCTTCGGTTTTCAGAAGGTCAGCGATGAGTGGACTGGCAACAACCGCACGATCAAGGAAGCGAATCTATTTGAGGTCAGCATCCTTGCCGCTGGTGGGCAGACCCCCGCATATCCTGCAACGCTCGGCTTGACCGCGATCCGACAAGTCACCGCGCCAAAGATTGGCGTAGAGGCTGAGGCGCTGGTCGCCACCCTAGAAGCAGTCAAGGCTGGACGTGAGTTGTCCGCCGAGGAGTTGGCTGTCATTGACGCTGTCCGTACCAAGCTCTCGCCGAAGCAGGGGAAGGTCATTGAACCATCCGTTGCCAAGGCACTTGTGGACTTGGTGACGGCAGAAAGTGAATCACTCTAAGCCACGAGACGCCGCCCCGCTGCCCTAAGACGGCAAGCCCGCGATCACGTCATCCCGCCTAGCAGTGCAAAAGAAGAGTTGGGGTAATACCCCAGGAAGGAAGTGGACACATGTCCGACTTCGCAAAGCTCGCTGACAAGCGAGCAGTTCTTTTGACGGACGCACGCGGCATTGCCGTAGATGCAGCCGACAAGGGAATCGCCCTTGAGGGCGAAGACAAGGCGCGCTTCGAGAAGCTCGTCGCTGAGGCAGGAACTCTTGCCGAGGCCATGCGCTCCGAGAAGAACGCAGAAGAGGCTCGTAAGGCTGCGGATGAGGCTCGTGCCGAGTACGCCGCTGTCGTAGCCCCTACAACGGCAAAGGTCAAGACGGACTCCGAGCGCCTGCGAGCCATCGGGCTTCAGGGTGGCGGGGATACGTTTGAGTACCGCGACGTGACCGGAAGCAGCAACCTCGGAGCGCCGATTGCTGTGTTCAACCGTGTCAACGTTGTTGCAGGCCAGATCAATCCCTTCATCAGCGCAGACGTCGTTGATGTGATCCAGGTTTCAACCGGAAATACGTTCAAGTATCCAGTGGCCACGGCCCTGGGAACAGCGACGGCTCCAGGTGAGGCCGGAACCATCGTCGAGAGCGATCCCACGATGGGTTCGCTGGCGTTGACCCCAGCCAAGTACGCGATTCTCGTGCAGGTCTCGGAAGAGCTTGTTGAGGATGCGGCCTTTGACATTGCGGCGTTCATTGCGGACGCAGCGGGTCAGGAAGTTGCAATCGCGCACGGAGCTGCCGCAGGCACCGCCGTCGTGAGCGCAGCAGGTTCGGGCGTAACAGGTGCGACATTCGTGCCGACCTACGCCGAGCTAGTGTCCCTCCAGTATTCGGTCAAGCAGCAGTACCGAAACGCTCCAAAGAGCGGGTTCATGATGTCCGATGCGACCCTTGGAACAATCCTTGGAATCACATCGTCGTCACTCCCAATCTTCCAGCCAGGTGGACAGGGTGGCGTTGATCGCCTCCTTGGCAAGCCTGTCTACACTGCCAGCGGTATCGCTGACATTGCGGACAATGCAAAGCCAATCTTGTTCGGTGACCTCGGTCAGATCAAGACGGCACTTGTGGGCGGCGTCCGTGTGGACGTAAGCCGCGAGTACGCGTGGAACGTGGGCCTCATTTCCTACAAGGTTGAGGTTCGTGGCGCCACCGGTCTTGCCCAGGCTGCCGCAGTCAAGTACTACGCCTGCAACTGATCTAATCAGTAGCAGCTAGGAACTAGCGATGGGGGGCGGGGTTAGCCCCGCCCCCCATTCGCATGAAAGGAACAATGCTCGTCAGACTTTCCAAGCGCCGAGGTGAATATCCGAGCGGCTCAATCGTGGACCTACCCGCCGAAGAGGCAGAGGCCCTGATCGGGTTTGGCTTGGCTCAGGCGGTCGGAGATGTCGACGCAGAGGTGCCTAGGAGCGTCGTAGAGCGCGCCAAGCTGCCAAAGGTAGGTAGGACAGCCACCCTCCAGCATGAGCCGCTCCTTGGTGCAGAAAAGGGGGAAGGCGAGTGAATGTTGAATCAGCGCACATTCTTTACGGTATCTTTGCATCAAGCACGGAACCACTCATCGTCTTGAAATCAGGAGGTCGCTAAATGTCCTACGCATCGTTGGCCATGTTCAAGGCGAGCGTCGGCATTGCCGACAGCCAAGACGACATTGCACTTCAGAATGTCCTTGACGCAACCGATACGCTCATCGATCTTTACTGCGACCGAAAGACTGGCTTCGGCACCGCGAGCGAGACTCGCTACTACACTGCCGAGGATTTCCAGTACGTTCTTGTGGACGATCTGGTCAGCGTCACAACGTTGCAGACCGACGATGACGCCAACGGAACCTACGAAACAACATGGACGGCAAACACCGACTTCACACTCGCTCCGGTGAACGCCGCACTTGACGGCTTCCCCTACACTGAGATTGACACCTCAGTCACATGGCCGCGCAACTTTCCCAAGGATGTGTATATCGGCGTCAAGGTGACTGGCGTGTTCGGCTTTCCTAGTACGCCGGCTGCCGTGACTCAAGCTGCGATCATCCAGGCGAATGCCGTCTGGGCTTCACGGACGTCCCCCTTCGGCGTGATCGGCAGCCAAGACCTCGGAGGCATCCTGCGCCAGACTCGTGCGCTGCATCCTGAGGCAGCATTGATTCTTGATCCCTACAGGAAGCGCGGAGGGTTGGCACGCTAATGGCACTTGGCAATCAGTTCAACATTGACGTCAAGCAGGGCGCAACCTTCCAGCTCACGATTACCTGGAAGGACTCGGCTGGCACTGCGATTGACATAACTGGCTACACGGCACGCGCGCAGGCGCGCTTGACCTATGACACCTCCACGACCATCTTCAGCCTGACGTCAGCCGCTGGCATTACGCTCGGCGGCGCAGCCGGCACAATCGCCATCCTCATTTCCGCTGGCACCACGGCCGCGCTTGCCGCTCCGTGGAGTGGCGTGTGGGACCTTGAACTTGTAAGTGGTGCAGGTATCGTCACCCGCCTCTTGGAAGGAACTGCCAACGTCTCGCCTGAGGTGACGCGATGACCGTAGAAGTCCATCTAGACAACTACATCGTCTCAATCAACGACGACCGCACGGAGGTCGTGGTTGCCAACCCTGGCATCCAGGCGAGTAGCACGGTCGCCGTCAACGCCCCACTCACCAACGCTGGCACATCGACTGCCGCCAACCTGAGCGTCAGCGCAGGATCAACTTCAGCGGCTGGCGTCTTGCAGCTCACCAACTCCTTCGTATCAACCTCCACGACCACCGCTGCGACACCGAGCAGCGTCAAGTCAGCCTACGACCGTGGTAGCACAGGCGTCACGGATGCAGCCACGGCACAGGCGGCTGCTGTCGCTGCGCAGTCCACGGCAGACGCCGCTGTCCCGAAGGCGACCGTCACGACCAAGGGAGACCTGATCGCGGCAACCGCATCGGCAACCGTCACCCGACTGCCTGTCGGCACCAATACGCACGTCCTCACCGCTGACTCCGCAGAGGCGACAGGACTCAAGTGGGCGGCCGCCTCTGGCGGAGTGACCTCGGTCACTGGCACAACGCCGATTGCCTCCTCTGGCGGAGCGACCCCTGCAATCTCTATCGCCGATGCGACCACGTCCGTGAAGGGAGCAGTGCAGCTCTCGGACTCGACCAGCACCACGAGCAGCGTGCTTGCCGCCACACCAACTGCCGCCAAGGCGGCGTACGACCGGGGAAGCAGTGGAGTCACCGACGCAGCGTCGGCGCAGTCCACGGCAAACGCCGCTGTGCCGAAGTCCGTCGTGGATGCGAAGGGCGACATCCTTGTCGCATCCGCAAACGACACGGTCACGCGCCTCCCTGTTGGCACAAACAACTACCTCCTGACAGC